TAGAGAGAACCATCTTCTTCTGGAGTCAAGATGGACTCATTAATCTTAAATCCAATTTTTGCTGATGGTTTGTCGTAATACTTATCAATTACCAACAGTTGAGCACTGTTCTTTACGAAATAACCATTAACAAAATAAATTCCTTCCTCAACCTTAACAGCAGAGGCATATCCCATTGCTGGGCTTTCTAGACTTGTTACTTCCTTAGTATCAGGATCTGTTACTGAGATGCTAGTAGGTAGAACACTACCATCAGTTCCCACAACCAAGAGGGGAGTATTTACGCCATCAATAACTTCTAGAGTCTCACCTTGTCTAAAAGTTTCTTCATTGCCAGCGTCACCGCTATTGCTGTAATTTACATAAACAACATCAGCCGCAGTTTCTGTAGCGGTTGATGCTTCAACAACAGTTGCAGTAACGCCAGAGGTCAAACCTCTAAGTCTCAAAGACTTAAGTTGGGTTACGTCATACTTTTTATATACAACCTGACCATCCTGATTGACAGGAATCTCAGAGACAGATGACAACTTTACAAAATGAAGTTTGGTGTTAAGACCTACTTCACCAGGAATGACAAGTTCGCCTTGTTTAAAAGCGTACTTGCCAAACTGTTCAATCTGATTCTGTAGAATAGATTGAAGTTGCGTTAGCTCCCTCGCCTGAATGGAATACCCAGGACGGAATAGAACTTTGTAGAAATTTTTGTCCTGGTCAAAGTCGTCGTAGAATGGTGCTACGTTCAGGTTCGTCTTTTGGGGCATCTCGCAAGATCTCTAATTCTAACTGATCAGAATTCAATTACTAGTTTGATGTCCTCAATTTGGTCAGCAGCTCTAGTAATCTGTCTTCTATTCTCTATGTATACGATTTCTCCAGAGTTTGGTTCAATTTCTGGGGTCGCTTGACCAGAAGCAAAGGTAATATCTGCTAGATCTCCAGTTTGTAGAGAATCAATTGCACCAGCAGCGGTTGAGGTAGCACCTACAACGTTATTGCCTCCAGTAAATCCGTAAACTTTACCTCCTGAAGTATGTAGGTCTGGTGACTGATAATACTTCAGAATTCCGTTAGCAGCATCCCAGGAAACAACCGTTCCGTATGCAGTATTTCCAGAACCAACATCCTGAGAAATTACCTCGTCGGGAATGTATGCTGCAGACGCACCATTAATCTTCAGTGCATATGTTCCACGTAGGGTGCTATCAGCAGCGAAATTGGTAGTGCCAAACTCAAATGGGTCTTGAATAATACCAATGCGACGGAAGTCGTTATCAACGGGGAAATCGCCTGAACCTTCGTCATAGGTGAGACGAATGTTTGTCATCACTCTCTTAGCGAATAGTTCGTCCTCCGCATCGGACCCATGACCGCCCTCAGGACCGATTACGACCTCTAGGGAAGCAGTACCAGCAAAAGCACTCGCAGCAGCGGTTAGAGCGGCGTCTGTGAAGACCTTATTAGTCTCTAGAAGAACATTACCATAGGTATATCCAGATCCTGCTGCTTCAATAGCAGAAGATGTGATAGATCCATTACCATCTGTCGTAAATGTTACTTTACCGCCAGTTCCATCTCCCATGATTGCAGCATATAGAGTTGCACTAGGAGGAAGACCAGTTCCTGCATCTTTGGTGACAACAACATTGACTGCACCATCAACAGCAAGAGCCTCTACTGCGGTTCTTGAAGCATCACCCGCAGCAGCGATTGGCATGAAGTCTGTTGAGAGGAAAGCAAGAACATCACCTGTAGAAAGAGTGAACATATGCTTCCAGATGTATCCAGCAGTTCCTGCTGGTTCTGTGAAGATTCCGTTTGCAAATGTACCTTGACCAGCAGTTGGTTGAGACTTTGGTTCGTAAGTAGCGTTTTGTCCAGTTGGGTTTGCTGGATTCTGACCGTTATAGAGGCACTTAAAGACCTCATACTGGTCGTTCATGACATAGAACTTAGAAGCAGACAGTGAAGTAGCGCCTAGTGCAGTCTGTACTCCAATAGCACCACCGCCACCTAGGGTAGCAGAGTAGTTTGGACGGTACATGTCAAACTTTGGATTCAGTGAAGTGTTCCAGTTGTAGCGGGGAACAACGGCACGAGCAAATGGTGAAGTGATTCTCTTGGCAGCGATTAGTTCTTCGTAGATTGCTCTTTTTTCGGATCTGTTGTCTAGTGGTGCTGGGGGAGCATCTTCCGTTGCATATCTGTATACACCAGACTTAGAGGTTGCACCAGAAGTGCCTCCAGTAAGTGTAGTTCCAAACGCTGGTGTAGTAGTAGGCGTTGGAAGAATGGTGTTCAGTAGAAGACTGTTAGGATAAACGGCAGCAACGACGCCACTCCATCCACCTCCACTAACAGTTTCTCCTACTTGGAAAGTTCCACTTACGTTGAAGATTTCAATGTAAGCATCCCATCTAGAAGATCTGCCAACGAAGAAGTACATTCTTGTACGACCTGCATCAGCATCATTAGAACCTTCGCTTAGGGATTCTAGAAACTGCTTCGCGTTAAAAATTCTAAACTTTTCTGAAATAATAGCTGCCATAGCACTAGTGCCTGTGTAATAAGACTGAATCCGAGTTATTTATATTTATTTATAGGGCGTTTCTTAGGTACTCCCCTGTGAGATGCTCTTCAATAGGTGTTCCATTGACACCTCTTGTGCAATCTAAGAAACGATCACTGAGTTTGCTAGTGTAAGAAATTTGCTCTCTTCCTAGCAAAATGGTTCCAGAAGCAGGGAACCTAGATGTATCACCGTTTACATATACAACTGCTCCCGTTGCGGCATAACCAGGACCACCCTCGGCAGGTAGATCAGCAACGTCAAGAATTTGCATGTAATAATTAATCGTTGGATACGCAAGATTGAAACTCAATGCTGTAGTTGATTCTCCATCTGCAGTAATCTCATATGCTTCCAGTTCTTCAAGAGTCACTTTTGAAATAGCGATACCATTATCCGATACTAGATTACCTGTATCTATAAAGGTTGAGTTCTGCCATTGCTCAAATGTATTAAACAATGTTAGGTTTTCAAGGTTAGAATTCGTAGCGAATCCAAACTCATGGAAGAACGTTGTTGCAATCTCTGTTGTAAGAACAGGTTGAGACTCAATAGATCTATCAATTTCAATAACCTTACTAACATAAGAAGTTGGTTGCGAAACTGGTGCTGGAATAGATCCAATTGAAGTAGAACCAAAACGAACAACTTCCAAGTCACTGGTAAGAAGTGGGGATAGATCAAGTTCTCTCTGAATGATAAGATTGACATCATATCCACCATCAATCGCTGATGCAGTAAAGGTGCTGAGAGACTCAATGCCAGTGAGGAATTCAAAGGCTACAGTTGCAGCAACAGGAGATTGCTGTTGAATTTGAGAACCAATAACGAGAGTGTGGAAAGTATCAACTTTTCTTCCCTTCTGTTTAATAATATCGTATTGTCTTGCAGTTACAACCTTTGGTGCTTTCACATAACCAGAACCAGGATTTGTAATTACGATATCAATAATCTGTCCTCTAGAGACAACAACTTCTGCTCTAGCACCACCACCCTGCTGATCTACGGGAATGAAGTGTAGTACAGGAGGAGTCTTATATCCATATGCAGTGGTGGGTTGAATAATACCCTCATCATATAGAAGTTGTAGATCTTTCCTATTCCATGTAATAGAAGTTACGCTTCCATTGGTTATTTCGCATGTTACGCTAAGACCTACACCTTCGGTCTCTCCATCATAATTAGTTGTAGTGACAGATCCAAAGAAACTGTTTGATACATCTTCACCAGGATTATAGTCTTTTGGACTTACATATCTTGGAAGTTTGTTGATGGTTCTAAACGACTTCTCACCATCAATTCTGATAATATCACCTGCGTTTAGATTTGCCAGAAGTCTCTGTCTTTCATAGAACGCTTCATCTGCCTTTTCGGATCCATATAACCAATCAGCAGAATTTCTTTGCATTCTATAATCATTATCTTCGTTTCTAACAACGACCAGAGTATTAGTTGTACCAGTCAATTCATACTCATCAGCAAAATCGGAATCACCCGCAAAGAAAATGTTGCTGCTGTCAATATCTGGATTATTTCCTGCAAAGGTAATAATCAGCGACTGTGATGTTGATGTATATGATTTTAAGTTTCCAATAAACTTCTTGACACCACCAACTTTCTGATAAGCAACTTTAAACTTGTCATATGAATTGTTATACCATGACTTCCAATCCAAGAACTCATTTGCAGATCCTGCATCACAAGTCAATACAATCTCGTTATAATAAGTATTGCGTTGGAAATCAAATAGAGTTACGGTCTGCTCAGTATCTCTACCATAGAGCAGTATGATTTCTATATTGTTATCATTAAAGATTTTTCTGGTGAATGTAATCGCAGGACCGTTGATTGTATATGCATCGGTTTCTCTTTGAAGGACACCATCAATAAAAACATATGCGAAACGAGGGTCGTCAACATTCTGTACCGTTTTATCTTCGGTATTTAAGATGATGAATGGTCCAGCAGAACCAGTCAAAATACCAGACTTATCAATTTCACAACGATAATACTTTCCTACATTATGAGCGAAGAATTTCTCAACTGCTAGTGGTTCCTGAACAGTCTTTGTGTTTTCTTCTTGACCCCAAATTGGTGGAGTAGCAAAGACAACCTTGTTTGGTACAGATGTTCTATCAATAGTATATGCAGTTTCATGCTGCAATACACCGCTCAATGCAATAAAGAGATCTTCTCTTGGTTGGGTGCTAACAGCAGTACCATCTTCATAATACAATTCAAATTCGGTGTTTTCGCCATCAATATAATCTGCTCTTGAAACAGTCGCAGTTCCTACTCCAGTAACTAGAGTTGCACGAACATTTTCATACAAAGAATCCAGTGCTGAAGCAACTTCTTCGCATTCTTTGAGAATGCCATTTACTAGTTGTACGTCAGGAAGAATATTGATGTTTGAATATGTCTTGAGAGTGGTCCAATTTCCAGCGGAGTTTTCATTCTGAGGAATAACTTCAATTCTATCTGGACCTCCTTCTAGAGTATCTTCTACAATCTGTGCATAAGTTGTGATAGCACTTTGTACTTCAGCACAGTAAGGAGAAGTCGTATCAATACGAACAAGAGGATCTGTGGCAGGAGCAATAATAGTTGTTCCTGAAATTTGATTTAGCATTGCAGCAATCATCAAATCTCTTGCTTGATTATAAGCATAGATTGTTTCTCTCAACTCACCCTTAACGTGGTTGATGTCGCCCTTGTAGAAGTAAGCATTGGCGAAGTCAATAACTTTCTCATTGCCACCGTAACGTAGGCAATAAACAACAGCATCAACAAACAGTCCAGTATCTCTGAAACAGAAGTCTTCTGCTTCAACCCACTCCTTAATACCAGTGTTTTTGGTAATAGTAGGTTTCTGATTGTTTGTGATGGAAGAAATTAGAATATCAAATAATGTAGTTACTGCAGAATTTACATTCGTACACTCTGGAACAAGAATGATGTTTGCATCTGCATATGTTCCACGGTTGTTTAGCGCCTCAATACACAGTTCTCTTGCGTATTCAAATGCATAGACAGATTCAGTTCTCTCGCCGTCTAGTGCATCGTGATTGTCAAAGTATTGATTTGTGGCTTCAATTGTTGTTGAGTTTCCTCCACGTGCGGTATCTTCAGCGACAGCAGCGACAATGATCTTAAGATCTCTAGCACATTTATCTGTAGCGTACTCAGCACCAAAGGTTGACTCAAGTTCGGTGATTGTTTGTGAAACGATATCTTGTAAGTTCTCATAGATCAATCTTCTCGCATCTTTAAATCTGTATGCTGCTTCTGGAACTCTTGGGTATGTGAAGTTTGGATATTGATCGTAAATTCTATGTGCTGCTTCGCGCTGAATATTAGTTCTATTCTTCTCAATAAGAGTAGAGGCATCAAAGAATGTACCAGTATTTAATCCACTCCAGATAAATGTCATCTGAGCATTTCCCGAGGGGAGACCGCTAGTCGTTAGTGAATTATTACTTACGGTGATTCTTCTGGAATCAAGAATATCGGTTACTGTAGTTCCTTCTGGGAATGCTCTACCAGCACTGACTTTCATACCAATAGCGATGTTGTTGGTATCGCTAGTTTCTACAATATTGGTTCCAGGAGTCCAAGATACTTGACGATCTACATAATCCCAGTTCCTCATTGCAAGTTTGCACAAACGAACCGCATAACTAAATGCTTCAATGGTGGCATTAATCTCGCCAGAGATGTAATCAAGTGTTCCTTCTCTAAAATAAGATTCTGCTGCCTTTACAGTCTTCTCATTTCCACCGAATCTCAGATCATGTTCTAATGCGTCTACAACAAGACCAATATCGCGATAACACTTACTTTCTAGTGTACCCCAAGTAAATGATGGGAATTCGGACTTGATATAACCAAGAGTCTCAGACTGAATAAATGCTCGGTTTTGATTGAGCTGATTCGCAGCATCAATCCATGTTCCACTTCTTTGGAAAATATTTCTAATCTTCTTGAGGTATTGTCCGTTTAGGGTATCAGTTTTAAACTCAAATAATCTTCCATAGAACTTGACTCCTGGAGCTGTCTGACCATCTTTAACCGATGGTCCTAGAGGAGGTTCTGCAAATGTAATTCTGTTATTTGAAACCGTATATGCAATGCGAGGTTCTTGCAAAATACCATCTAGTGTAATAGTCAATGATTGCTCATTGTATGGAACTACAGAGTTTCCATCAGAATCAACTAAATTAAATGTTGTAGTTCCCTCTAGATTTCCTTTATCGGTAAATCCACCATCAAATGAAGCATTTAAGAATACCTCTTTTGCTCTAATCTCACTTGTATTGAATGAGTCTAAAGCTACTGAACCAATACCTCTTTCAACCTCAATACTCTTGACGAGTGCAATGCTTTGAGTTACTTTTTTCTTAGTGCTAATTACCTTGACAGTGTTGACATCAGGATCCCATAACTGAACAATGCTGGTCGTTTTGGTTGTGCTCTGCGGACTCATCTTTACATTAGAAGATGACTCAACTAGAACTTCACCAAATACCTGGAATCCCGCTGGATGACTGGTTTTTTTGATCAGTGCTCTCCAAGTATCAATAGGAGTCTTAGACTTAACCAAGTATGAATAATCTTGGTAGTAGTAAGAATCTGTAATCCTTTGATTAGAATCACTGACCTTTCCTAGATCTGACTGGAAGTATCCTTGGTTGTCATAATATGATTTGATATCAGCATTAAATTCTGTATAGTTTAATGACTCAAGTCTTGCAGTTTTATTGCGAGCAAGACCGATAATATCTTGACCTGTTCTAAAGATTCCACGGATTCTATCTACAATCAATAGATTGGATCCCTTTCTCCAAGAAGCAACTCTTGCTCTCGCAATCTCGGTAGATCCAGATCTTTGGACAATAGTTTCTCCGATTGCAAAAGCATCTAGTTCAAAATTGGATAGAGTTAGTACGTAATTTGATCTAAATGTTGAAGACAGAGTTTTATCGTTATGGAAAGATCCGCCATTATTAATTACTTTAACACTGGTAGGAACACCAATCTCCTGGGTATTGATGTAACAATCAAGATCAGACTCAATTACAGTAATGGTAGGAGCAGTAGTATATCCAGAACCTTGATCATCAATGATGATACCAGTAACTTTACCGCCATCTACAATAATTGATAGTTTTGCATTTCCTTCAACTACAGCAATTGGTTTTGAGTAATTTGATCCTGACTTAGTAACAGATACCCCAACTAGTCTTCCAGACTCTACAGACGCCTCTGCTTGTGCCAAGTAAGAAGAAGATGGGACAATGCCAGTTACTAGAGGAATTTTGATGTAATCTCGTCCAATATTAGTAACTTTAACAGAATTAATTTCACCGATTGAGAAAATAGATTTTGAAATGTAGGTGATCGTTCCACTGCCGTCATGAGGTGCCGCAATTCCAGTTTCGTACATGACTCTGTTGTCAGTCACGTACAATGCAGTCTTATCTCCTTGCAGAGGATCATTAATTACATTTACATAAGACCTCTCTGAGTTTACCTTACCATTTCTATCAAAGTAAAAATACTTTGTAAATGGAACATCTTTCTTTTGAGTATATTGATTGGTTGAAATTCTTGCTCCAAATCCAATCTTCAAATCAACAATGTTTGCTGAATCAGTTTTCTCTAGCGCCAGAACATTCAAATTGATGCTTGGAGAGAAATCAAAGTTAACGGTACTCATGGAAGAGTGAGAAACATCAAAATTATACTTGTAATACTTTTTGATGTCTATAACTTTATTTCTTTCAAAAGTTACGTTATCAGAAGAGAACTCAAAGTATAAATCTGGTTCTGTAACGCTTTCAATTTCAACTAATCTCTGATCCGCACTTTGATCAAAGAAAACCGAACCCAAACCTAATTTTGCAATAGACGACAAAGACTCTGCGTAGTCGTATACAAAGACTGCTTTCTGAGTAGTTGGATCATATGAGAATACATATGGATCTTTGCTAGTTGTTCCAATGTGATAACCAGCAGTTAAATTATATCCAGGATCGTAAATAGAAACGACGGCACCATTAAAATGATCTACAGCAACAGTTCCTTTCTGCGCTCTTTCTACAGTTAGAGCATTGTTGGTTCTATTAATAACTTTTACGATCTCATTATTTACTTGTAGGAAATCGTTGACCGTAATACCAATCGCACTATCAACATTCAATACTGCGTTCTGAATAGAGAAACCAGCATGATCAACACTTACCTGAAGTTTTGGTGTTGTGGAATCAGTTTTGCTTAATGCAGAATCTCCAACAGTAAGCAAATCAAACTTAGAGTATCCAGATCCTTTATTAGTGATAGTAATACTGGAAACAGAACCTGTTGAGGAAACCACAATGGTTGCTTCAGCGCCAGTTCCAGTTCCACCAGAAAGTGCAATACCAGTATAAGTGTTTGGCGTATAATCTTCACCACCATTTAGAATTGCAACTCTACCAACGCCAGTGTCGCTGAGAACCCTGTCTACGCCTGGGTTTTTGAAGACTACTTCTTGATAAATTCTGCTTCTTACATAATATGTTGTTGTAGTGGTTGAATCATCGGGATTGATGTCAACATTAATTTTTTCTCCTACTGCAACACCATGTGAGTCTGAAGTTGATAGTAGTGCTACATTATCAGTAATTTTGAAAATCGGAAGATCTTTGCTCAGTGGGGTTAAAGATACGACTACCGAACCAGTTGTATTGATTAAATCAGAACTTGTCAAGAACAATGTGTCATCTGCCACAAAAGTTCCTGTGAGAACTTTTACTTTGACCGTATTCTGATCTGTGGTGGTCTCTAGGATCTCTCCAGTTGCCACAGGAGCATTTACACCATCAGACAGAGATAAGGTAGCACCCTTAGTGTATGAAGAGTTTTTATCAAGAATTAGTGATAGAACGAGAGTCGTAGATGAGAACACATCTCCAGAACTAAAAGATCCTGTGATACTTCTTAGTGCTAGTTTGTTTGATGTGAATACATTGCCGACAATTTCACCTGTTGCTCCCGTTCCAGACTGAATAATGGTATCGCCATCAAATAGGTATGCATCCCGTACAAGTTCAATATACAGACACTTATTGTCTTGAGACTCAATTGCAGTTACTTGGCGTCCCTTGACTGATTCTACTTCTCCAGCACACCCAGATCCTTCAGTTTGTCTATTATCAATAACGAGTTTGGATCCAACTGAAAAACTGGAGGTACTTCTAGTAATTGACGCAGAAGATACACTTCCTCTCTTTACATCATTGATTCGCGCAAGAGCAAGGTCTCCGTTGCTATCAATATCAGAAGTCCTCAATCTCTTTGCTCTCAGAGGAATATCATTTTGAGAAATTTCCGAATTATAGTTTGAATCAACGGGTAATGAATAATAGTTGAGACCTAAAATATATGGAAAAACAGGAACATTGGATGCATCTACAGTCATGAAGTATGCATATGTTCCATTTGGAAATTCTGGAGTTACACAGAATCTTCCGTTGTTCTGATCTAGTGTTCCAGATCCGTCAACATAAGTGTAGTCGTCAATAAATGTTCCAATTGGATATGTCGCGACAACTGGACCAGTTGAACGAGAAGTATTTCTGTAGTAGCTGCTGGTCATTCTTACAACAGCACTCTGAGAATTTACAGCATTCTCAAAACCATAAGGACCATAAATGGGATTGCCATCATAAGCAAATCCAAGAATAGGAGAGTGAGAGGATCCATTATCATTCGCTCTTAATGTAGATGGTGATGCGTAATAAGCATATCCCTTGCCACGAGAACTTACAAAATTCTGCAGGAAGTATCCGTTCTCGGAATCAAGATTAGATAAGTTTTTGTAATAACGATCTTTTCTCCACTCTCTAATTTTTGCAGTTGCAGTCGCACCAGATCCTACTGCAATGATCTGAACGGAGACATTTTCTTGAGTATAGAGGTTTCCTCCATTATTTTTGACAAATCCTGTGATTGCTCCAGAAGAATCAATAGTTGCAGTGTAATCAGCAAATCTTCCTTTTCCTGCTCGGTCAGAAATCAATACTTCTGGTGGCGATGAATAAAATTCACCTGGATTGTCAACGGTAATACTGGTAATTTCACCATTTGTAACAACAGCAGTTGCTTCAGCATTTCTTCCTGAAATGATCTCAATAGTAGGAGTTGTGGTGTAGTTGCCAGGGGTGTCAATAACCACAGACTCAACAACCTGACCTGCAAGTTTAGTTCTTGCTAAATTTGCTACTCCATCAACGAGAACAAATGGTTCTTTGCGATAACCAGTTCCTCTATTAGATACTGTAATAGTTTGCAGAGGTCCGTTTAATACCACCTCTTCATCTTTGTATCCTAGAAATGGAATTCCATTAGTTGCAATACCAATATCTCTATACTTTGTCTCATATACTTCAGTTGTAGAGATTGGATTCTTTCTAATAATCTTCAGAAGTTTTTGATCCTGAAGATCTGTTGGGATAGTTAGTCCTGCCTTAATAATGTCATGTGATGGGAATCCAGAAGATGCAATATAGTATCCTTCGCCATCTTCAAAAATTGCAGATACGTTTGAGTTTAGATTTGAAATTTGACTGGTTACCGATCCATGATTTGAAGATCCTGGTGTTGAACCAGTCGTAATCCATCTCAGATTATTCTGAGCATCAAAGATCTTTACATCGTCAGTGAGAAATCCTGCTTCCGAAATATCTACTAAATCGCCAGTAGAAGAGTGTGGATAGTCTGAAATATTGTTAACATTATAAAGAATACCAAATACCAACAGACTTACGCTATTACCAGAAACATTCGCGCCATATGTAACAGCAGTGCCAACAGGATGAACACCAGTACCTGTTCTACTTTTAATTACAAATTGATTTACATTCTTCTCTTCAAACTTGATAGTTTCGTCGTCAAGTTTAAACTCTCCTTGCTTTGACCAACCAAGAGTTGAAAAGACATCAATTCTATCACCAATAGTAGTTGATGCAGTTACTTCTTTTGTTAGTTTGGTTCTTGCTGCGATGGAGAATGTCCCATTGACAGTTTGTTCTGCCAAAATGATATCATATAGATCTTCGCCATCATATGTACCAGCAAACTTTACATTATCAACAACAGCAGATGCAAACCCCTCTGCCGTATTTTGTGTAATAGACTTACCGACAAGATCTTCTGGATTACCAGAAACGACCTTTGCTTTTAATGCATAAACCTGAATCCACGTAGATTCAGAACCTTTTAGTGTTGAATCTCTAGGATATGCAATTTCTGGTTCTGGATCATCCTTAATCAAACATTTGAATAGGAACTGAATAGACCTATCAGTTCCCTTAGCCTGATAGAATGATGAAATATTCTTAATTAGAGTTCTCTTGTCAACTCCCTCTTTTAAATATGCTTCTGGGAAATCAGCAAGATACTGCTTCTCAAAACTTTTTACTAATGCATATAAAAATAGATTACTGATATTCTGTACAGTAGATCCATTTACATGAGTTGCTGCTTGTGTGGTAACAAATGTGCTTTCTGTATATAAGTCGCCAAGTTTTGTATTACCACTAACACCACGACTTACTTCTAAAAATTGAGTATCCGTTCTTTCAGTATAGAAACAGATCTCATCATCAATTTTAATATATCCTCCGTTCTTTGGGAAGGAGGATGCATCATCAACTGTAATTGTAGTAGCAGACGCACTGAGACTACCAATCAATGTAGTAGACTGCTTGAGAATATTTTTCTCATAAAAATCAATATCACGATACGTCTCAAGGTTCGTGATAATATCAAGTGGTTGTCCTTGTAATTCTAGTTGCTCATAATATTTTTTGACAAACTTTGTAAAAAGTTCGTACTCTTCATTGATGAAGTCGGGTAACTGAGACTCAACTAGAAATGAGATTTTTTTAGCAGTTTTCAACATCTACTACTACTCTTTGTATGCTACAAATGTACTCTTTGAGATATCAACATCTAAGTATACCTCACGCTTGACTTCAATATCTTTGTTAGCAGGTTTTACTCTCAGTTCAACGCGATTGTCCGAGAACGAACCCTTTAAGATAGTGAAATCATATAGTTTGATTTCGCCTTTTGCATAATCAATATCACCGACAGAATCATTAAGGAGAATTTTTTCTCCAGTTAAAGAATCTAGTCTATATAGGACGATTTTGCCATCCCTATCCTCTAGATATGAGGTGTAAGTGGGATACTCAAACACAGTCATACCAGTAGAAGAAACTACAGGATCATCGCAGTCTTCTAAGAATGCATTTTGGTAACAAATTTCGTAATATGACGATGCATTAATCTGTGCATAAAAATCTTTTCTGAGAGTGATATCCGTATCATTTGAATTTACAGACCGATCACTATTATCAATAACTCCAATAAATTTGCTATATCTAAACTTACCGTTGAACTTCTCAGTCTGAGATGTCTTCAAATACTCTTGAACGGACTTTGCTGCGTTATCTGAAACCTGTGTTGGTATCATGTTTGTCTTCGTGCCATCAAAGTAGATCTTACTATTGAGTTCAATATACAAAATTGATGGATCAATAAACTCTGGTTTTACAGACGCAACTGTATACTTTCTAAGTTCTGTTGATAATTCATTCTTTGTGTATGATGACAAGGATGCTGCTTCAGTCGGTTTAATAGCAATGAATACCTTACCATATGCAGGAGGTTCTTGATCCTCACCACCAAACACAATGATGTCGCCAACTGATGGATATATGTTTCTTACAATTGCCGCATAGTCATTTGCTGTTACTGCTCTGTTCTGAGAACTATAGAACTTAGGGGCATTGAATTTGATTTTTTCAATACTTTCAATATTGGCACCACCAGTAGCAACACTGTTAACAACAATAGAACTTACTCCAAAAGGAATTCCTATATTTGCATTATTCTCATCTTGAAGTCTAGCACTAAAAGTAAAAGACTTTGCTCCATTGGTTTCCGCTCCACTGGTTTGGATATAACTAATTTGGACTACTTCACCATTTGAAAGCTTTCTTCCCAGTACACCATCACCAAAAAACAATTCATACCTTTCGTCTTCAATTTCACTGACAAAAAATACTTTGTCTTCCGCACCAATATCTAAAATACTGTCAGATCTCTTATACTCTTGATAAGTAGTTGACGTGGTTGAATCAAAAATTTTAACCTTCAACGTGCTTAGATCAGCTGAGGGGTTTGCAATGGTATACTTCTGATTCTTTAAAGAGGAATTAACAACGGTATTTGATTCAACAATAGACCCTTCGTAAATATCAATATTTGTTATTGAAGCAACTCCATTTACGACGGGGAACGTCTTATCTTCCCTCAAAATATAATTGTATAGCGAATTATCATAATTTGTGATAAAACCCGTTCCTTTCTTGATAGTAACAGATGTGGGTGCGGAATTTCCAGTAAAAGTTACGTTGAACGAAATATTTGCCTTTGGAGCGGTAATTGACTTTGGTGTATATCCAAGTTGTTTAGCAAGAGAAACAACATTGTCACGCAACGTTGCAGAATCCAAAAACAACTCATTCACCACCATATTAGTGTTGAATGCGGTGTAATATGTGTTATACGCCAGTACGTCCAGCAACTGACTTAAAGCAGATGACTCAAAATCATAGTCAGTAAAATCCGACTGAGCTCTCATGTAATCTTTGAGAGCATTCTTGATTTGGAGGAAATCTAGATTGTTTAACTGGGTATATGGCATTATCTCGTCCTAGACAGGAAGAACTCTACAGCAACGGGTGGAATATCGGAACCTAGAATCTTGTACGTAATCTCAACATCAAATCCATTGTCATCATAATTTGGATTTGTTTCAGTTGTTAGCAGTTGGACCCTTGGTTCAAATGTACTAATAGTATATCTAACACTTTGTGTAATCTGACCAGCAGTAATTGGCGACATTGGTTCAAACAAAAAGCGGCGCAAGTCCGAACCATAGTCTGGTTTGAACATACGCTCGCCTCGGTTTGTTAATAATAAATTACCAATCGCTTGTTTGATGGCAGCAGCATCCTTGGCAACGACAACATCGTCCGTTACTGGATGCTTCTTAAAAGAAATGTTTACATCTCTAAATGAGATATCTGACGTTGCCATCTAGAGTACACGAAGTCACTAGTTATTTAGTGTCTTCGGTCCAGCGTTCTACAAAATCATCAAAACCACCTGCACCCCCGCAAGGACGCTCAAGACGGTTCTCGGGAAGTGGATATAGTTCCTCCTTCCTTTTTGCTCTACGTTGCCTTGCAGCGGCGTCTAGCAGTCTATCGCTATCAGTCTCAGTGATGAGAGTCATACCCTCATCAATAAAATTTTGACCTTTATCTACTGGTGAGTTGCCCATCGTTTCCTCCGTTACTTAGTATCTAGGTTTTTAATCTCGTACATGTAATGATCCGATGTTTCAAGTTTACGTTTGTTCTCAACTGAATAAACAGTCAGATCAATTTCATAACCAGGGTTCTTTTCAATTCTATTGAATACCCATGCATTATCATACCAAATGATACGATTGTTTGGATATGCATAGTAGTTGCCAGTCTCTACCTTAAACAAGTGAGCACATTTATGCTCAGGTGTCTCAGAAAAGTTTAAGTCTGGGACACCCTTGTTCTCCCACGACCAATCCAGAGTAAACATATACGTTCCCAAGACTTTCTTGCCATCTGGACGAATTAATTGTGCATCCAGATTAGCAAGACGATGACGCCTCTGAACGTCCACATAGGGCGAGAAGCAGTCCCAGTACATAATGTCCTCTAGAGGTTCTATCTCTGCGTCAGGACGCCAGCAGAAGGCATGTAGAGGTCTTCTAGTCCAGTTTACACCATTCTCTAAGAATGCCTCAAACAAAGGCACTCGTTTCTCAATACTCGCAACACTGTGTACATCGCATTTCGTTACTTCTCCATGACCTTTCTTGTGATTAAACAAGAACTCATTACGCATGTAACAAGACCAGTCGGGGAGACTGTGATTTAAATACGCCAATCTCTTTCTCCTGGGAAATAATAATCCGTTAGTTCTACGTCAGCAGGAATGTCCTTAATAGCGTAGAGTTTACCCGTGTCCTTATTATAGGCAACATTCGGGTCGTGTGAATGATTTATATAATATTGAGGACTCAACTTATCTAGATCACTATCAATCCAGAACCCGTCCTCATCACAATACGTTAATGTCGCTAGTCTTTC